ATCAAAGGTACAGGTAAGTCTGTATATGAAGGTATGAGTAAATCTGAGATGGCACGTCTATCTAAAGATAAAAAGAAAAAGATTATTAAGTAATACCTTATGTCATTCAATATCGCTAAAAGTACTCGTGTTGTTACCTATGACACACAGTGTACTACCGAAAATCAAGAAGAGACTTTGTACACTTGCCCTGAAAATGCTAGGGCAATGATGTCTCTTTTGTTTGTGAGTAATGTAACCGGTAATACTACAGTAGACGTAGAGTGGTACCGTGGTGACGGTGCTAGGCACAACCACATCTTAGGCGGCAAGAATATGACTACCGGTGAGTACATACAATTCGATGGTGCTTACATTGTGTTTGAGCCGGGCGATTATATGACAATAACTCCATCATCTAATACCTCACCTCACGTAGATGCTTTTGTAACTGTCGAAGAAATTTTTGTACCAGTAGGTTCGTAATAATATGAAAGGTTTAATGCAAAATCCTATTAGTGGAATTATGCTTTCAACAGAAGAAGTTGAAACATTAGATGCCGCTGAGAATGATAAGAATACTAAGATGGTAATGGAGAAATGGAACTTAGGTCCAGAGAATCCATCTGAAGTACCCGGCGAGAATACTGACTACTGGAAAGGTGCAGCTGAAGCATGGCAAGTAGAGGAAGAGGAAGCTCGCCGTAGATTATGTGCTAACTGTGAATACTTCGACAATACTCCAGAGCGTATGGAAGTTATGGATTCAATTCCATTTAATGACTTCGATAAAAATGCAGGTGGTCGTGGCTACTGCCACAAGTTTGATTTCATCTGCCATAACTTACGTTCGTGCCAAGCTTGGGACCGCAAGTGTTACTACAAAGGTCATGATATAGATGGCTGAATACACTAAACCTGCACTACGTGAACGTCTTAAGAAAAAAATTATGGCGGGAACTAAAGGTGGTAAGGCAGGTCAATGGTCTGCACGTAAAGCTCAACTGTTAACACAGGAGTATAAAAAAGCCGGTGGTGGTTTCAAAGGAGCTAAGACAGCTAAGCAGAAGTCCCTGAGCAAGTGGACTAAAGAAGAATGGGGTACTAAATCAGGTAAACCCTCTACTCAAGGTAAGAAAGCTACAGGTGAGCGTTACTTACCTAAGAAAGCTCGTGCTGCATTAAGTAGTGCTGAGTATGCAGCAACTTCTAAGAAGAAGCGTGAGGACATTAAGAAAGGTAAGCAGTTCTCTAAACAACCAAAGGCTATAGCCAATAAGACTGCTAAGTACCGTAAGAGTAAATAAAATGAAATGGATTTTAGTTACGATATTAGTGTTTAGTCAGGAAGAAGTAGCTACCATTTACAGTGATCCTTTCCCTAATATGGATTCTTGTTTTAATGAAAGAGATTCCATCATCGAATCTTTTGGAAGACCCATCATCAACTATCAGGCTATCTGTGTACCATACGTAAAAGATTATAAGCCGGGAAATAATAATGGCGAAAGAAAGACAATTAACTGATAAGCAACAGAAGTTCCTAGAGGTTCTCTTTGAAGAAGCTCGTGGTGACTTTGTGTTAGCTAAACGCCTAGCAGGTTATTCAGATGGTACACCAACTACTGAAATCATAAAGGCACTAAAGGATGAAGTACTAGAGCGTACTAATATGTACTTAGCTCGCAGTGCTCCACGGGCAGCGATGGCAATGGTAGGTGCGCTAGTTGATCCTACTGAGTTAGGTATCAAGGAAAAGATGTCAGCAGCGAAAGAAGTAATGGATCGTGTTGGCATCATTAAGTCTGAGAAGATTCAAGTGGAGTCGTCAGGTGGTGTAATGATTCTACCACCTAAACGTTCGGAGAACGATGAGGAATAAAACAGCCGGTAGATGGATCTTACCGCAACCAGAAAACATTCGTAGTGATGAGGACTATGTGCCCATCCCACGCATAGCTAGAACAATACCCTTTGGCTATGAAGTAGATCCAAACGATAGCGATATGCTATTACCTATTCCATTAGAGCTGAGAGCTTTAGAGAAAGCTAAGCAGCATTTACAACAATACAGTTACAGGGAAGTTGCCAATTGGTTGGTAAAACAGACAGGGCGTTCCATATCCCATGTAGGTTTAAAGAAGCGAATAGACAGTGAGCAAAGACATAAAAGACGAGCTGCAACTCTCCGTGAGTGGTCCAAGCGGTACGAAAAGGCAATCGCCAAAGCGGAAGCCTACGAAACGCAGCGCACAGGCGCAGTCCAAAGCTCGCAAGAAGAAAGCAGCAGCGTCTCAGCCGAAGATTGAGATTAAGGAAGAATTATTAACTGCATCACCAGATGACGTTAATGAATTTGAACCTATAGAAGAAGCAGAACAGAATGTAATCTTCAAGCCTAATGCAGGTCCACAAACGGAGTTTCTCGCCTCTGGCGAGCGGGAAGTCCTTTATGGCGGTGCCGCAGGTGGTGGTAAGTCGTACGCTATGCTAGCTGACCCGTTACGTTTTATGGGTCATCCTTCATTCAGTGGTTTGTTACTCCGTCATACCAACGAAGAACTTCGTGAATTGGTGTGGAAGTCTCAGGAAATGTACCCAAAGATTTGGAAGGGTATGAAGTGGTCTGAGCGTAAGATGCAGTGGACTGCACCATCCGGTGCTCGTCTATGGTTCTCATATCTCGACAGAGATGAGGACGTGATGCGCTATCAAGGTCAAGCATTTAGTTGGATTGGCTTTGACGAATTAACTCAGTGGCATACCCCATTTGCATGGGACTATATGCGATCTCGTTTGCGTAGTACCGCACCGGATCTACCGATCTATATGCGAGCTACAACTAACCCCGGTGGTCCCGGTCATGCGTGGGTTAAGAAGATGTTTATCGATCCATCAAGACCCGGTAAAGCTTTCTGGGCTACAGATGTTGACAGCGGTAAAACTTTGGTGTATCCTCCCAATCACAGCAGGGCGGGTGATCCACTATTCAAACGTAGATTCATACCGGCAATGCTGACAGATAATCCCTACCTATATGATCAGGGTGACTATGAAGCAATGCTATTGTCATTACCTGAACACCAACGTAAACAATTGTTAGAAGGTAACTGGGATATCGCTGAAGGTGCAGCATTCCCAGAGTTTAATAGAGAAGAGCACGTAATCGATGCATTTGATATTCCCAAGAACTGGGTTAAGTTCAGAGCTTGTGACTACGGCTATGGTTCTTACTCAGCAGTCTTATGGTTTGCAGTAACTCCAGAAGAACAATTAGTTGTATACCGAGAGTTATATGTATCTAAAGTACTTGCTACTGATTTAGCAGATATGATCCTAGAGTTAGAGGCTGATGACGGGAACATCAAATATGGCGTACTCGACTCATCATGTTGGCATAAACGTGGTGACATTGGACCTTCTCTAGCTGAACAGATGATTAGCAGAGGATGTCGTTGGCGACCTTCTGACAGATCACATGGATCTCGTAAAGCAGGTAAAAACGAATTACATCGCAGATTACAAATAGACGAGTTGCAAGAGCAGCCTCGTCTTGTTTTCTTTGACAACTGTATACAAACAATTGCTCAGCTACCTATACTACCATTAGATAAGAAAAACCCAGAAGACGTAGATACAAAGGCTGAGGATCATTTATATGACGCACTACGTTATGGTATAATGAGCCGTCCCAGATTCTCAGCTTGGGATTATGATCCGGCACATCAAGCCCCTTCTAGTTACGTTCCCGCAGATTCAACCTTTGGATATTAATCAATATGGAAGACAACGATATTAATCTTGACGATAACGGTGTTGCACTCGATGACGTGCAAGATTTTTCTCAAGAAGATCCGTCCACAAGAAACTTACTGAATTTAGTTGAGGAGCGTTTTAGCAAAGCTGAAACTACTCGTCAGAGTGAAGAAGAGCGTTGGTTAAAAGCCTATCGCAACTATCGTGGATTATATAGCTCGGACGTACAGTTTACTGAAGCTGAGAAGTCTCGTGTATTTATTAAGGTAACTAAAACAAAAACATTGGCTGCATATGGTCAGATTGTTGATGTTTTGTTTGCAGGTAACAAGTTCCCATTATCTGTAGATCCTACTGTGCTACCAGAAGGCGTAGCAGGGGATGTACACTTCGATCCTAAAAAACCCGAAGGTGTGGACGAAGAAGTAGAGAACGAAGCTTCAGAGTCTCCCTATGGCTTCTCAGGCGATGGTAAAGAACTGCCTCCCGGTGCTACTTTGGCAAGCTTACTTGGCGAAATGGAAGATAAGCTTGGTGATATTGAAGGTTTAGAAGAAGGTCCGGGTGTTACCCCGTCAGCTGTAACTTTCAATCCTGCTGAGATTGCAGCTAAGAAAATGGAGAAGAAGATCATGGATCAGCTAGAGGAATCTAGCGCATCCAAGAAACTTCGCAGTGCTGCATTTGAGATGGCATTGTTTGGCACAGGTATTATGAAGGGTCCGTTTGCTGTAGATAAAGAATACGCAAACTGGGATGAAGATGGTAACTACTCGCCTACTATTAAGACTGTACCTTTCGTAGACCATGTTTCTATTTGGAACTTCTACCCAGATCCTGATGCAGATAATATGGATGAGGCACAGTACGTTATTGAACGTCATAAGATGTCCCGTTCTCAAGTACGTGCCCTTAAGAAACGTCCTTATTTTCGTAGCTCAGTAATCGATGAAGTCATTGAATTTGGTGAGTCTTACGTTAAGAAATACTGGGAAGATGATCTAAGCGACTACGATACTCATTCTGATATCAATCGATATGAAGTACTAGAGTATTGGGGCTACATTGATGTCGATATGCTAGAAGAGGCAGGTGTAGATATCCCCAAAGATCTAGCGGAACTAGACGAAGTACAAGCAAACATCTGGATCTGTAATGGTCGAGTCATCCGTGCTGTACTGAATCCATTCAAACCATCTCGTATTCCATACTACTCAGTGCCATATGAGCTAAATCCATACAGCTTCTTCGGTGTAGGTATTGCTGAGAATATGGACGATACTCAAACGCTAATGAATGGTTTCATGCGTATGGCGGTAGATAACGCTGTACTATCAGGTAACCTGCTTATCGAGATTGATGAAACTAACTTAGTGCCCGGACAAGATCTATCTGTCTATCCCGGTAAGGTATTCCGCCGTCAGGCGGGGGCACCGGGTCAAGCTATCTTTGGTACTAAGTTCCCTAACGTATCTAATGAGAACTTGCAGCTGTTTGATAAGGCTCGTGTACTTGCTGACGAATCAACAGGCTTCCCTTCATTTGCACATGGACAAACAGGTGTAGCAGGTGTAGGTCGTACTGCTTCTGGTATCTCAATGCTTATGAATGCAGCAGCCGGTGGTGTTAAGACTGTAATTAAAAACATCGATGATTATTTACTGCGTCCTATGGGAGAAGCTTTGTTTAGCTTCAATATGCAGTTTGACTATGACCCTTCAATCAAAGGCGATCTTGAAGTCAAAGCTCGTGGTACAGAATCATTGATGGCTAATGAAGTTCGCTCTCAGCGTCTAATGCAGTTTATGCAAGTTGCTTCTAATCAAGTACTCGCACCATACGCTAAGTTCCCTTACATAATTCGTGAGATTGCTAAGGCTATGGATCTTGATCCAGACAAAGTAACTAACAGTATGGAAGAAGCTGCACGACAAGCTGAGCTGTTTAAACAAAACAATCCTCAACCAGAGGGCGGTAACGAAGCAGCAGGTGTTGGTGGTGGTGCTCCGGGAGTTCCCGGCGTAGCTGATACGTCCGGCGCAGGTGGCGGAAACATTGGTGTAGGTCAAGCTCCAGTTCCCGGTGAGCAAGGTTTCAGTGTTAACACAGGTATGATAGGAGAGCCACCAGTTGAGTGATGAAAGGAAGCAAGCCGTTAGTAAGATTAAGCCTATGCTTAATACTAAACGGCAATGGGATGGATTCTGCACGTATATAGATATTCTTATTGCGGATCAACACCGCAAGTTAGAGCAGTCCAATGTGACTGTAGATATACATAGAGCGCAGGGTGCTATCGAAGTATTGCGTAAGTTAAAGTATTTAAGAGATGAGGCTAAAGACTAATGGGTATAGGTAGTGCTGTAGGTAAAGCTGTAGGCAAACAGATGAGTGATATCTTTGGTGATTATGCACTGAAGTCATCTGAGGTTGCTGCTAAATCCACTATTGGTGTTGATGAAGCTGTACCTGCATCTAAGCACATCAAGAATCTGAAGACTCGTGGTGTTACTGAGGAAGAGATTAATGATCTAGGTTTGAATGATCTAGGTGATACTCTGCTAACTCGTGATGAGTTGATGTCTGAGATTGATGCACGTAGAGGTAATGTCAGTGGTCAGGTATCTATTTCATCTAAAGAAGTTGCTCCAAGTAATCCTAAAAAAAGAAAACTAGAAAATGCAGAAGATGGATTACAGGATAGTAATATTAAAGTAGGTACAAAATTTAAGACTCGTGAACAGGCTGAGTCTATGCCTAATGTAGAAATCATCGATGCTTCAGAACAAAAGGGTGTTACGTCATTAGGTGTTAACGAGATAGATGCCGCAGGAGAATTTGGAGAGTACATTCCTAAGATTGGATCATCACGAACTTATAAATATTTAAAATATAACAAGCCTGAATTCCGTACACCTGAAGGTGAGTTGATACCCGCAGAGCATGGGGCTACACCAAATCAATTATTCCATTTACGTTTAAATAGTGGCGTAACAGATGACGGTGAAAAGGTAACTAACTTACTTGAAATTCAATCTGATCCCGGTCAACCTATTGCGTTAGGACAAGCACCTAAAATTGAAGGTATGCCATTTATCAATGAAGGCAACTGGCAGATCTTAGGTATGAAGGAAGCAATTAAACAAGCTAAACGTGAAGGTTCTCGCTATTTAGCTATTGCTCCCGGTGAAGAAATTGCATTTTCCGTTGGTAATCGTGTTAGAACAAAAGAAGATTTCGAAGTTAAGATTATACAATATCGAGATCCTGATGGTAATAAAACTGGATATTATACATTTAATTATGCAGGACCGG